AGGGACCATAGACATGGCGGTTAACTTTCTTAGCAGGTAATTCGGGATTCCTACGGTTGTTACGTCCAAACACTCGCGGCCCTTCCGCAAATCAACAGTTACTTCAAGAGCTACAACAGATCATTAAAGGACGAACGTAATGGCTGAAGATCAAATCCCCGAAGACGTTGATGCGAACATCGACGCTTCTCTCGGTGAAGCTGCCCCTACAAAACGTAGTCGTAGGAGCAAGGAACCTTCTTATCGAGTAGTAGGTGATAGTAAGATTCCTGTCTCCAAAGCTACTGGTAAGATGTGGAAGTCCCGAGTCTCACAAGCCAAATCCCATACAGAAGATGTAAGAGAAGCTTGGTCTGAAGCCATCCGCTACTTTGAGAATGATCAATTATCTCATCGTACAGCTAATGAGTTTGCATCTGGTAATACCCTTGGCAATCAGAAACTAAACTCTAATATTACGGAGACAGAGAATGTCGTCTTCGCAAATGTTACTACAATGGTCCCCGCCCTTTATGCACGGAACCCCGAAGCTGAGTTCACTTCAAATGTTGAAAGTAAAAAGAAACTTGCAACGATTACAGAACGGCTTGTCAATGTTATTGGTGGGCGTAAAGCTCCTCCAGGCATCAATCTTAAACCTAAAGCGAAGCGGGCTGTTGTTACTTGTCTCCTTACTAACAGAGCTTGGATTAAAATTGGTTGGACAGCTAGGCAAGAGAGTAGTGAGCAAGCTCTTAATGATCTAGCTGATCTTGCTAAACAACTAGAGAAGGCCAAGGATACAAAGAAGATTATCGAGATCGAAGGCAAGTTAGGCGCATTAGAAGACTCTATTGATATCCTTCAGCCTTCTGGTCCCTTTGCTACTGTGAAGTCTCCCTTTGATTTACATGTTGATCCTAATGCGAAGGAGATTGATGGTTCGGATGCTCATTGGATGATTGAAGAAGACATCATCCCTACTTCCTTTATTCTTGCTAAGTATGCCAAGCGTAAAGGCAAGACAAATGAGTTCCAGTCCATCTATCAGCCTACTCATGTAATGAAGATACAACAAGGGGAAGATACTAATGATGAGAACAATAGCGCCGATAACTTCTCACTGTTTGAAGATGGAAAGGATACTGCTAAGTCATTTGGTTTCACAGATGAAGTAGCCTTTGAAAAAGCCAAGATGACTAAGGTCTTCATGGTATGGGATAAAGTCACTCGTCGCCTATTAATGTTCAATTCTAAAGATTGGACTTGGCCGATCTGGGTATGGGATGATCCTCTACAGCTTGACACCTTCTTCCCATTCTTCCCTTTGACTTTCTTCGAGAGTCCTAATGGGCCATTAACTAAAGGCGAAGTTTCATTCTATCTTGACCAACAAGATGCTATTAACGAAATTACGGATGAGTCTCGTCGTGTACGGCGTTGGGCAAGGCGTAATATCTTTTACAATAAGAATGTATTGTCTCAAGAAGATGCAACTGCTGTACTCAATGGTGATGATGGAACCGCTAGAGGCTTGGACGTTCCCATTGACACAAGGTTGAATGAGGTGATTGGTTCTGTGCCGCCTCCGTCTATCCAATTCGAGAAGATGTTTGATAAGGAGTCTTTGTATAGGGCTATTGATCGCATCTCCTCAGTTGGGACAGTGATGCGTGGAGAACAGTTCAAGACTAATACTAATAAGTCTGCTGTCCAGGCTAATCAGCAAGCCGCTAACATGCGTATTGATGAGAAGTCAGATCAGATTGAGGATTGGATTGGAGCTATCTACTGGGGGATTGCCCAGTTGTGTCTCATGCACATGCCTGTAGAGGAAGTAGTAGCTCTTGTTGGAGAGGAAGCGCAAGAGGTTTGGGAGAACATGTCTCCTGATGAGATTAGAGGACTCTCCCAGCAAGTTATTGGCGGCTCAACCAAGAAGCCTACTAGTGCTGCTAAGAAGGAAGAGGCACTAGAGTTTGGACAGGTGTTAGGACAATTTGTTAATGCTGCTCCCGGTCCAGTGTTGAAAGTCATGCTTCAAGTTATGGAGAAGGCGTTTGATGAAGTTACTATGCGTGAAGAGGATTGGGCAGAGCTACAACAAGCTCTTGATCAACAAGCGGGGGCGCAGCAAGGACAAGGACAAGGACAAGGCCAGCCTACTAACGGGCAAGCCGGTCCTGATATAGCCTCTGCAAGTCCAGAACAGTTACAAGAGTTACTAGCGCAACTACCTCCAGAGATTAAGCAACAGGTACAGTCTGCTATCCAGTCTGGAGTTTCACCGCAGAAGGCACTGCAAGCTGCTATGCAACAAGCACAACAGCAGCAACCTCAACAGCCTCCTGCACAACCACAATAAGGGGATGAATTATGGCTGATGAACTAGTTTCGACTGACGAAGCGATACTAAACAATATCGGAGAAGGGGATGAACAGACTTCAAGCGATGGTGCTTACGAAGAAGATGCGGGAGCGTCGGAGGACACTGGCACAGAAGCATCTGAATCCGGTTATCAACAAGGTACTGAGGAAGGCAGTAATGAACAGCAAGCCAGACCTGTTAGTGGTCCCCAAGACCTCGTTGATGCAGCAGGAAACGTTATTGCCGTCGGAGGCAAAGAACGGCGATTCTACGAAACAGCACAAAGAGAAAAAGCCCGTGCAGATAATACACAAAGAGAAGTTGAAAGTCTTCAAGCACAAATCAATGCAGTAAACAATGCTGGTACGCTTGGCACACAATATGAACTTACTCCTGAGGAAGTGACAACGGGCGCGCAATTGATTGCCGCTTATAAGAAAGACCCTGTGGAAACTATTCAATATATGTTGACACAAGCACAAGCTTCGGGGCATAATATAGATGCGATTGCCAATGGCGGAATGGACATGAAGTCTGTCAAGCAAATGCTTGATACAGCCTTGAAGCCACTGGTATCGGAGCAACAAGAGAAAGTCGACACACAAGAGGCGAATGATCGCGCACTAGAAGTCTATAATGGGTTTATGACCCAACATCCCGATGCAGCGCCTCACGAAAGTTCTCTCGCCCGACTTCTGCAAGAAGACCCTAACTTGTCGCCAGAAGCCGCGTATTATAAACTCCAGTCTTTTTATGCACAACGTAACTTAGATTGGACGAAATCCCTAGAGCAGCTACAGGCAACAGCCAAACAGCAGCCTAGTGTTAATACACGGCAACCAATACCTAATGGTGGTATCACACCAAGAAATGTTACAGATACCGCTCAGGTAGCAGACGTAAATACCTCGACCGATGACATTATTCGTCAAGCTATGGCCGAGGCTGGCATACAAAGTTAGGAGAGTTAGATGGCTAGTACCCCTATTGCTACCGTCCTTAATTCAACTCTCACTCGTTCGCGTAAGAAGCTGATTCTTGCTTCTATTAAGTCTAACGCTCTTATGGCGTGGGCTTTCGCTAACAACCGAGTTGAGTTTGAAGACGGCGGACACGAAATTACGAACCCATTGACCTTGGGCCGTAATCCAAACATCACTTCCTATGAGTACTACGACGAGCAGCCGATTAATCAGACTAATGAGTTTGATACCGTGACCTACAATTGGGCACGTGTTGCTGGTTCAGTCGTAATCTCTGATCAGGAAGAAGATGAAAACCAAGGCGCAGCACAGATCTTCAAGCTGATGAAGGCGAAGATTGATGTGCTTGAAGAGAGTATTAAAGAGAAGTTCTCTGAGTACCTCTATGCCTCTGGCGCAGGTACAGACCCTCAAGGTCTTGGTCTGTTAATCCCTGATGATCCTACAACTGGGACTGTTGGTAACATCAACCGTGCTAATGAAACTCAGTGGCGGACTTCTGCCTATGACTTCAATGGCAACTTAGATAGTACCAACATTGAAGAGGCTTATGACGATATCTTGATGGACTTGACTCTTAAAGGAGACAAGCCGGATGTTATCCTCTGTGGCCGTAACCTTTATCGTCACTATCGCACGGCAGTGCGCGATAAAGTTGTCATCAACCTTTCAGAGTCCAACTCTGGCAAGAAGATGATGGACTTGGGTTTCTCTGGTGTTAAACACCAGAACATTCCCATGATGTATGACGAGGATTGCCCTGTTAATAAAGCGTTCTTCATTAACAGCAAGTTCCTTCGTCTGCATATCCTCAAGCACGTTAATATGAAGGTCAAAGAGTTGGTCGCCCCGTGGACGATTGACGCTCATGGCCGTCGTATTGTTTGGCAAGGCCAGTGGTGCTTGTGGAAAGCCTTCCGTACTCATGCTGTTTTGATTAACTCGTAAAATAGGAGTGTAAGGGGATGAACGAGAACATCAAGCCACGATTTGAAGTACATAAGCTAGAGGGAATGGGGAAGAAGCGTGTTGCTGCTCCTAAGAAGGATAAGCAAGGAAAGCTTCTAGGAGGCTTCGATTACGAAAATATTGAAGTCGATGCTGGTTGGAACGTTTACTTTCCATCTGGCTCCTCAATCCACATTTGGACAAAAGAGGAAATGGAACGACAAGGATTTCTGCGTCCACCGGGACTTGTAAACATGGAGACTGGAGATGAGGTCGCACCAATGTCCGACACCAGTCTCAAAACAAAATCGGAGCGGAAAGAATATCGTACCAAGTCTTCAAGAGTAGCACAAATTTAATGGAGAAAGGTTATGACGAAAGTTGTTGGAGATAACTACCCTCGTAGTATTAGTCAGTATGTTCCCAATATGGAATTTGCTGCTGATGTTGTTGATGGGGTACATATTGTTAATCTAGGTGCTCCTGCTGCCCTCGACGCTGATGGCATTTGGGATGGAGTTACCGCTGATGGGAGTGTTAATACTTACACCAGCGCTGATTTCAAAAGTACTTTCGATGGTAGTGCTACCTCGTTAACTACTACCTCTGGAAAGATGGATGCCCTATATGGCCGAGTACTTAGTGCTGTAGGTTCTTCTGGGGCAAACCATGTTGTCACGGTCTTTGGCAAAGACTATCTTGGACAGGGTATGCGAGAACAGTTTACCCTTAGTGGCACAGTCATTCAGTACGGGAAGAAAGCCTTCAAGTACATCGACAAGATGACTGTTGCAGCCGGTGCATCTGGGGATACTATGGATGTTGGCTGGTCTGATGTTCTTGGCCTTCCTTACTGTGCTGAACAAGTTCTCGGTTGGACAGAAGACAATGTAGAGAAAGGCGTAAGGCGTGATGTTGTTGACTCCACGTACATTCTTCATGCCTCAGATGCCTCTCTGTTTACATCGTCACATGCTCAGGGCTTTGTTGTAGGTTTCTCTTTTGTATCTGCAATTGCTAATAGCTCTGCTACCAGTGCGCTTTCACTGGAAAATGCAACGGTCGAGATTGCCGGTCTTGGCATCACTGTTAGTGCTAGTGACTCTCTTGGCGCTTCTTACAGCGATGTTGCGGGTTCCGATGATCATGGCTTGACTGGCAAAGTTGCTCTTGGTGGGGCAATTGAGATTGTTAGTGATACAGGTGGGACCAATGGGGCCGGATATGTAGCTATTCATATCGATGAGAACGTGCGCTTCATCGATGCTGATCGTACAGCTACTATGACGGCTACTACGGGAGACTCCCGAGGCACTGCCCTTCCATATACTGCTTGTGATGGTAGTGTTGTCTACGAATGCCGTTATGCGGTCAATACCACTGATCTTCATGGTATTGAACAGTACAACGGCTAAGTAGGATGGGCCGGGGGAGTATTTGTCCTCCCCTTCAGCTTCCCCGGCCACTACCTTAAAAGGAAAACCGTTCTAATGGCAACGCTTTCACAACTTGTAGC